TTAGAAAGATATAAGAAAGGGGCACCAGCGACACCGAAGCCTCAGTTTGATTTCAAACCAGCGTTTGAAGATAGAACTATACTTGATGATTTGAAAAGTATAAAACAATTAGATGATGAACACCCAGCTAAACAATATGTTTTAAAGAGAAAAATACCTAGTGAATTTTTTGACAAGTTATTTTTCGCTAGTAAGTTTGGCGCTTTAGTAAACAAAGTGAAACCAAATACCTATGGGGAAAAAGATCACCCTAGGTTAGTAATACCTTTTTATGATACGACAGGAAAGCTATTTGCTTTTCAAGGTCGTGCTTTTGGAAATGAACAACCAAAGTATCTTACGGTAAAACTAGATGAAAACAAACAAAAAGTTTATGGTCTGGAAAGAATTAATTTTCAACGACAGGTTTATATCACAGAAGGTCCGATTGATAGTTTATTTGTTGATAATTGTTTGGCTGCTGCTGGCGCAGATTTAATACTAAAAAACAAAATTAAAAATGAAGATGTCACATATATATTTGATAACGAACCAAGAAACAAAGAAATTATAAAACGTATGTATGATGTGGTTGAAAAAGATTACAACTTGGTAGTGTGGCCAGAAGATATGCGACATAAAGACATTAACGATATGATTATGGCAGGGTTGACAAAGACCGAAGTTTATGATATTCTAAATAGAAACACTTACTCAAAACTTTCTGCATTAACAAAATTAAACGAATATAAAAAGGTATAGGGGGATACAAATGGTTGAAACAATAAATGTTGTAAAAAGAAATGGTCGTGGTAAAGAACCATTAAACATTGAAAAGATACATGAAATGGTTGAGTATGCATGTGAAGATATAAGCGGTGTATCATCTTCCCAAGTAGAAATGACTAGTGGCCTTCAATTTACTGATGGCATTACAACAGACGATATTCAACATATCCTTATCAAATCAGCAGCAGATTTAATTTCTTTAGATAATCCTAACTATCAATATGTTGCGGCAAGATTATTACTTTACGGACTGAGAAAACAAGTCATTGGAAGACTTTGGGACCATCCACATATATTTGACCATGTTAAGACAGCTGTAGATAAAGGTGTTTACGATAAACAAATTTTAGAAAAGTATCAAAGAAAAGATTTTGATAGAATGGAAAATTGGATTACCCACGAAAGAGATTATACTTTTACATATGCTGGGTTAAGACAAGTAATAGACAAATATTTAGTACAAGATAGATCAAGTGGCGATGTATTTGAAACTCCGCAATTTATGTATATGTTAATCAGTGCCACAATGTTTGCTGATTATCCAAAAGAAAAGAGAATGACTTATGTTAAAAAATATTATGACGCAATTTCACAATTTAAAATTAATATTCCTACGCCAGTTATGGCGGGTGTTAGAACTCCTCTCAAACAGTATGCAAGTTGTGTTCTGGTTGATACTGATGACACTTTACCTAGCATTTTTTCTAGTGATATGGCTATTGGACGTTACGTTGCGCAAAGGGCTGGAATTGGTATTAATGCTGGTAGAATACGAGGCATCAATGCGAGGATACGAGGAGGTGAAGTACAACACACCGGTGTTATTCCTTTCCTTAAAAAGTTTGAGGCAACAGTTAAGTGCTGCACTCAAAACGGAGTTAGGGGCGGTTCGGCTACTGTTCACTTCCCTATTTGGCACCAAGAGATAGAAGACATTATTGTTTTAAAGAACAACAAAGGTAGTGAAGATAATAGAGTTAGAAAATTAGATTACTCAATACAAATATCAAAAATATTTTATGAAAGATTTATACAAGAAGAAGAAATAACTTTATTCTCACCACATGAAGTACCAGAGCTATATGAAGCTTGGGGTACACCAGAGTTTGATGATCTGTACTTAAAAGCAGAAAGAAAAATTAGTATTAAGAAAAAGAAAGTAAGTGCGCAAGAATTATTTTTTGCTATTCTAAAAGAAAGAGCAGAAACAGGTAGAATTTATATAATGAATATAGATCACTGTAACTCTCACTCATCATTTAAAGATATTATTAGAATGTCAAATTTATGCCAAGAGATCACACTTCCTACTGATCCAATCCAACATATAGATGGCGAAGGTGAGATTGCCCTTTGTATTCTATCAGCTATCAATGTTGGAAAGATAGAGGAACTAGATGAACTAGAAGAACTATGCGATCTAGCTGTTAGAAGTTTAGACGAAATAATAGATCATCAAAAGTATCCAGTAATGGCAGCAGAAATATCTACAAAGGCTAGAAGAAGTTTAGGTATAGGTTATATTGGTCTTGCCCATTATCTAGCAAAACAAGGATATTCTTACGAACAAAAATTAGGTTGGCGTCAAGTTGATAAATTAACAGAGGCGTTTCAATTTTATCTATTAAAGGCAAGTAATGATCTAGCAAAAGAAAAAGGTCCTTGTGAATACTTAATAGAACAAAATATTCTGATGGTATCTTACCAATAGACACTTACAAGAAGGAGGTAGACGAGGTTGTAACCAGAAATCTATCTTATGATTGGGAGTGGATTAGGAAAGAAATTAAAGAGCACGGACTTAGACATAGCACACTCTCTGCTCAAATGCCATCAGAATCTTCTAGTGTGGTTTCTAATGCTACTAACGGTATTGAACCACCTAGAGATTATTTAAGTGTTAAAAAAAGTAAGAAAGGTCCATTGAAACAAGTGGTACCTGACTACAAAAAATTAAAAGGTAAATATACTTTACTATGGGATATGAAATCAAATGAAGGTTATATCAATGTAGTGGCTGTAATGCAGAAGTATTTTGACCAAGCAATAAGTGGTAACTGGTCATACAATCCAGATCACTTTGAAGAAAACCAAGTACCATTGTCAGCAATGGCACAAGATTTATTAACAACATATAGATTAGGTTGGAAGACTTCTTATTATCAAAATACATATGACGCTAAGAAAGATATTGACGAACCAGCTCACCCTATTGGGTTTGTAGATAATGTACCTGAAAAAAATCAACCTATAGAAAGAGAAGAATTTAAAGGAACTGATTCAGAGTATGAAGATTACTGTGACAGTTGTACAATATAATGTTTTTACAAGCTAACTTACCACCAATTGAGTTGTATGTTAAAAAAGAATATCTTTATGATTTAGAAAAGGGTCATGGTGAATTAGTTGAAGGTTTGTGGGTTACAGTAAAATCTATACAAGGTAGAGCATTATATTTTGAAACTTACTTACCAGAATATGGCGCAGTGTATGATAAGCTTCCATTGTCAGCTTTCGTATGGAAAAAAGATTTTGAAGGTGAATTGGCATTAGAAGAATTAGAGTTATGGGATTGTTTTAGTTATCACATATCTGTATTAGAGAAAAGATTTTTAAAAGGACAAAGAGCAAAGTATTATAGTCCTAGTAAGGTGTGGCATGAAGGCACATATATGTTTACGATTGATAGTTGTAGTGCGGATCCAAATATACTAAATACTACGTTTAGTGAGCTACCGACACAGCATAAATCATTTAACATATTAAAATTAGACAATGGTTATTTTGCGGCACAGCCAAATAATCGTATGATAGTATTTGATAAGTCTTATAGCCCGAAACAATTAAAGTTTCCTGACTTTAAAGTATCATCTATTGAGTATTCTGTTGAAGATAAACAGAAGATAACTTTTGGTGATGATGACGAATTTTTTTACGGAATAAAGGAAGAAAAATAAAATGAGTAGATCAGTTTTTAACAAAGGTAAAGATGTCAGTTTTTTAAAACAACCAATGTTCTTTGGTGAGGACTTGGCTGTACAAAGATATGATACAATGAAGTATCCTATATTTGATAAGTTGACACAGCAACAGTTGGGTTATTTTTGGCGACCAGAAGAAGTTTCTTTACAAAAAGATAGAAACGATTACGCAGAGTTAAGACCAGAACAAAAAGATATATTTACATCTAATCTAAAGTATCAAACTATGTTAGATAGTGTTCAAGGTCGTGGTCCATGTTTAGCATTCTTACCATTTACTTCATTACCAGAATTGGAAGGTTGTATAGTTACTTGGGATTTTATGGAAACAATCCATAGTAGAAGTTATACATATATTATAAAAAATTTATATTCTAATCCTAGTGATGTATTTGATACAATCATTAAAGACGAGAAGATAGAAAAGAGAGCTCAATCTGTAACACAATGTTATGATGATTTAATCTCAATAGGTCATAAATGGCATTTAGATAAATCAAAAGTTGATGAGTACGAACTAAAGAAAAAATTATGGAAGGCTTTAATTACAGTAAACATATTAGAAGGTTTAAGATTTTATGTATCGTTTGCTTGTAGTTTTGCTTTTGGTGAACTTAAATTATTAGAGGGATCAGCAAAGATTATTTCGTTTATCGCAAGAGACGAAAGTCAGCACTTAGCAATTTCACAAAGAATAATAAACAATTATAGAGACATTGAAAGAGATAAGGTTATGGATAAAGTGATTAGAGATACTGACAAAGAAGTATATGCAATGTATGATGACGCAGTAGGAGAAGAAAAAAGGTGGGCAACTTATCTTTTCTCTAAAGGTTCTATGATAGGTTTATCGGAAAAATTATTACATCAATTTGTAGAGTATATGGCTAATAGAAGAATGAAAGCTATTGGTTTAACACCTGTGTATGAACAAAAGTCTAATCCATTACCATGGATAGATCATTGGTTAAACAGTAAAGGTACACAAAATGCTCCACAAGAGACTGAAATAGAAAGTTATGTTATTGGTGGAATAAAACAAGACGTTAAGAAAGATCAATTTAAAAAATTTAAATTATAATGATAGAAAAACGAGAAAAGACCTGTTCAAGTTGCGAGACTAAATACTCTATACAATGGGACATTGAGGTACAAGACCTTGAGCCATTGACTTGTCCATTTTGTGGACATGAAGTAGAGGAAGTACCAAATGACGATGGAGAAGACTCAATCTGGACAAACGAATCCGAAGACGATAATTGGAATTGATTATAGTTTAAATAGTCCTGCGATTTGTATTGCAGGTGATAACTTTGATTTTAACAAATGTTCTTTTCACTTTCTAACAAGTAAGAAGAAACATATTGGACAGTTTGGTAAAAATATATTTGGTTATGAACATAAAGAGTACAACACACCTATTGAAAGGTTTACTAACATTTCTAGTTGGGCCTTGGATATTATCCACAAACATAAAGAAGATACAGCAAAAGCTTTCATTGAAGGCTATTCGTTTGGTTCAAAAGGTCAAGCTATATTTCAAATTGCTGAGAACTGCGGTATACTTAAATATAGATTACAGATGTCACCCACTATATTGTATGATACAGTTGTACCAAGTGTTGTTA